AGTTCCCGAAAGCTATGCAAGATGAAGCTGTAGCTTTTGAGAAGATTGCCGAAATAGAAGCTCAGCAAAAACTATTAGAAAAAGAAACTTTAGACATTCAAGAACGCAAAAAAGATCTTGAGCAAGAAAACAAAATACTAGAACTTCAAGAAAATCAAGCAAAAAAATATCAACAAGAAATACTAGAAAACAAAGAAACCTTAAGGCTATTGAAGCTGGAATCCCAAAAAGAAATACTTAAAAAAGAAGATACATCAGCAATAACACAGGAAATAGAAGAACTGATTCGCCAGAAAGATATTGAACAAGAAGAAATAAAAGAAATAAAAATACAAAAAAAGAAACTGCTTGATCGAGCCGATGAGACAATCAAAAGCGCCAAGGAAATTAAGACTGTACTCGGAGAACACAATGATCACAAAAATAAAATAGAAGAACTTAAATCTGAAATATGCATAAACCTGAATCAATTTAAAAGCATTAAAAACCAGGTAGATGTTCTTGTCGCAGAAAATGATCAACTCAAAAAAGAAAACGAGAAACTTAACTCTCAAGAAATTCCTGATCCAAATAAAGATCTAGAAAATAAAATATCTGAACTTATTAGCCAAAAAAATCAAGTATTGGAAGAGAACTTAAAAATCAAAAATCAGAAAACATTATTGATTAAAACCGAAGCTCTACCTAATGGAAAATTCGCACTAACCATACCTTGCTCTTCTGGAGGTTTTAATGTTTATACTAAAACATCAATTTTCACAGAAGATGAAATTAAAAAATATCTTGAAATAAGTTCGCGCATAGATGAAATAGATACTGCCAAGACAGATGACTCAAGAAATAATATTTTCCAATCAATGCTTAAAACACTAATCAATCCACAATTAAGCAACAGAGATTACAATAAAATAAAACCCACTTATAAATATATTGCTTGACTTTTCTTGATTTATATCTTATATTGTTTGCGTGAAGAAGCTAAATAAACGCGAACTAATTAAGAAAATAGTTGAAGAGCCTGATAAACAAAAGAGGATGTTTTGGGCTAGAGAGATGAAGCTGCTAAATGACTTAATGGACATGTTCCCTGATCAGGATTTTTGGCGCAGAATGACCATTGACAAAGTTCCATCTCTAGCTATGCTTAGATCTGGTTACGGACTTGATATTCTGAAAAAGAAATATCGTAATTTTAGCTACAAGATTCCACCTAAAGTAGAAATTCCAATTGGTGAGAAATCAGGACAAGATAAAATAATTTCGAAAAAAACAAAAACCATACGACAATTTATAGATGAGTAAAACAAAAGACATACAAACAACAGATCAAATTGCCAAATTTCTTTCTGATAAAGATAACCAAAAATATCATTATAACTTTCATGATGCAGAAGATTATAAAATTCCAAGTGGAAGCTTGAACCTTGACATAGCGCTCGGAGGAGGACTCCCAAGTGGAGCCCATAGATTTACAGGTATCAACGAAGGCGGCAAAACTAGCTGTGCTATGGCTTTCGCGAGAAACTTTCAAAAGCATTTTGGAAAAAAGGGAATGGTTATATATATCAAAAGCGAAGGTAGATTTAGCCCTGAAATGGTTGAGCGTTCAGGTATAGATACAGACCCTGAAAAGTTTTTTTGCTTCGATTGTAATATATTCGAGAAAGTATTTGAGTTGATAAGAGACTTAGTTTTTAATAATGAAGATGACAAAAAATATATGTTCATAATTGATAGCGTTGATGCGTTATGTAGGGTTGGCGACATAGACAAGCCTTTTGCAGAATCAGAGCAGGTTGCAGGTGGAGCATTAATTACCTCAGTTTTTTTAAAGAAAATGGTTTTGCCTATAAGCAAAATGGGGCACACAATGATATTAACAAGTCAGGTGCGCGTAGAGGTAGCTACAAACCCATATGCCGCAAGAGGAGGCCCTAAAGTCAAGCAGGCGGGAGGGAATGCTATTAAGCATTATGCAAACTTCATATTAGAGTTTGAAGAAAGATACAATTCTGACCTTATTTTCAAAAACCCAACAGCAACAAGGTTAGATGAAAAAGGAGAACCTATTGGTCATTATTGTAAAATTAAATTCAGAAAAAGCGTGAATGAAAAAACGGGCTCTACAGCTAGGTATCCAATAAAATACGGCCAAAAGGATGGTAAATCCGTATGGAGAGCTAGGGAAATATTAGATATGCTATATTTATTCAACCTAATCACAAAAAAAGGAGCATGGATATCCGTTTCTGAAGATTTGATAAAAGAAATTTCAGATAAAAAACTAGAAATTAATGATAAATTTCAAGGAGAACAAAGATTAATAGACTTCCTGGAAGATAATGAAAAAGTTGCAGACTTTCTTTATGAGGATTTCAAAAAATTAACCAATGCGCTTTAAAACCTTAACAGGCGCAACGCGCACTGTCAAAAAAGCAAAAAAATTTTTAATCGATTGGGATGGCAAAAGTAGAAGTAAAATACAATACAATGCAAAGCAATTCTTAAAAAAATACTGGATCAATCATATTGTATTCGAGGAGTTCCCTGTCGCAGGAACCAAGCTGTCTCTGGATTTTTACAATGCTAATAAAAAAATAGCCGTTGAAGTGCAAGGCAAACAACACACAAAATATGTTCCATTTTTTCACGGCAAAAATAAAATAAACTACATTAATCAATTAAAGAGAGATCAAGACAAATTAAAATTTTGCGAAATAAATGAAATTGAATTAGTAGAAGTATACGATGGAGATATATTGAGCGAGAAACTTTTTGAAAGTTTTGGTGTTATTTTGTAGTTAGTGTATTATATAATATGAGCGACGATTATATTGACCCAGAAAATTTATCAAAATTTAACTTACCAGAAAGTATATTGCAACAATTGTTTGAATTCACTGGATCAACCTCGGGAGACAGCGGCTTTATCTTGTCTTTCGTAAATCAAGATGGATTACCTTCAGTCATCACGAAAGCAACTTCTCCTATTGTGGAAATGGGCTTACGTAAAGCTTTAGAGCAATATCTCGAACAGATAGCTGCACAAGAAATAGAATTGAATTTACCACCCGATTTCGGCGACGAAGAAAGCTCTTGACTTTTAAAGTTTTTTGTGATACCATGAAAGAATGGTATACTCATATGAATTAGAACAACACTTGGTTGCAGGGTTAATTAAATACCCCGAGAGCTATCCACTGATAGCTGCCTTTATAAATGAAGACGACTTTTACGATAAAAACACTATTGTAAATAAAACAATTTTCTGCGTATTGCGTCAAGCCTTAGAGTCTAGTGATGCGCTTGATGAAGTGCTATTAACTCAAAGAGTTCAAGCCTTAAATATATCTTTTGAGGATAATATAAATATAGGTGACTACATAAAAGCATTATCAATGAGGCAAATCTCAAAAGAGGGGGTTCTGAAAGCCGCTCAAGAATTAAAGAAAATTACAGTAAGGAGAGAGATACATAATGCTTCTGTAGAAGTGGCCAAAAACATGAAAAACCTTTCTCCTAGCGCGACATTTGACGATATAGTGAGTGAGGCAGATAAGATATATAACGATAAAATAAATTTATATGAAATGGGGTCCAATAAGCCTGAGAATTTATTTGAAGATATGGAGGATTTTATAGAAGAAAGGGGTAATAATCCAATTGATGAATTTGGATTAATGGGTCCACATGAAAGGGTTAATGACTTATATGGATCACTTTTTAGACCCGGAAATATAGCTGTAGTTGTAGCAAGAGCTGGGGTAGGAAAAACTCAATTTTGCATGGATTTCTGCACAAAAGTATCAGCTCTCAACGATCATGTACCAATTCTGCATTTTGACAACGGAGAGATGAGTAAAGAAGAGTTGATTATCAGGCAATGCTCAGCTCTATCAGGAGTGCCCATGCATCTTCTTGAGACTGGAAGGTGGCGCCAAGCAGGTGATGAAGTTATAGATAAAGTTAGAAGTACTTGGGCTAAAGTTAAAAACTTCAAATTTTACTATTACAATGTCGCAGGGCATAGCATTGATAGTATGCTTAATATCATTCGCAGATTTTATTACTCAGAAGTTGGCAGAGGTAAACCTATGATATTTAGTTTTGATTACATAAAAACAACATATGAGCGCCAGAATGGAGCTAGTAGTTGGGAAACAGTAGGTAGAATGGTAGACAAATTTAAACAATTAATACAAAAAGAATTATGCTTTAACGGGAAACCTACAGTAGCTATGTTAACAAGCGTTCAAAGTAACAGGCTTGGAATCACAAACAACAGAAGTTCAGATAATGTAGTTGACGATGAAAGCATTGTTTCCCTATCAGACCAGATAACTCAATTCTGCTCTCACTTGTTTCTTCTGAGGCAAAAAACCATGGACGAAATCCAAGATGAGCCAGAAAATTTCGGTACACATAAATTAATATGCTTGAAGTATCGTTGGTTAGGTAAGGATGTTCACAGAGCCCTACAGCCTGTAGAAATGCCTGATGGAAGCAAAAGAAAGAATTACATAAACCTACATATGGAAAACTTCTCAATCCAAGAAAAAGGGGATCTTCAGGACATGGTTGAACATATGGATTCAGATGGAGTTGAGGCATTATTGACTCATGGTCAAGAAGTTCCTAACCTATAATGAGTCCAGAAAAAATTAAAGAATCTCTAATTCAACTTGGTTACAAGTTAGCTGACCGAGGGTCATATTGGCAGACAAATGCTGTCTTTAGGAATGGAGACAATAAA